AACGATCCAGCTGAACGGTCTGACCAGGCTGTTTGGTGAAGTCGTGGACGACCACAGGCTCGCAAGCCATTTCCACGATATAAGCCGGATGGGGGCGGTACAGCTCCGCACCCAACAGCTTGGGAAAATCGTTATCAATAAACATGTTGGTTTCTCAGCGTAGGGAAAGCTGATACCTGAGATCAGGCGATCTCAAACTCAACAGCCAAAGCTGTTAACTCTGGAACTGTTGGTTCCATTGAAAAAATTATAGCAATCCTTTATCAATCCGGATTATTAAGCTTCCGGATTTACCATCACGGGATAATTGTATCCATCAAGCATATTGCCCGCAGAATACATCATCGGAGCCATCGATCCCATGGCGTGGTAAGGATTCACGTAACCATCTGCAGGCTGCATGTCAATCCGTGCAGCCTGAATCTCAGGATCAATCGCCCCGCCACCAGCTGCTTTCATCGCCAGCATAGCCCCAGCAGCTTGGGTTTCTGCTTGTTTTTTATGTTCGGTCGACTTTTTGACGGCCTTTTTGGCTTTAGACTTGTCCATTAGCGGCTACCTTTTTTCTGAGGCATGGGGGGTTGAATGCCTAATGGCAGTTGACCAGTAGGAGGCAGAAACTGCTGCATCATGTACTGCTCATTCGCGATGGATTGATTCTGAGCGAATTCTGCAGCTTTCTGGAACTGTGGTGCCAGGAGGCCATTCCTAGGGAGCGGAGAGCCCGGAAGGTTGAGCTTCAGGTAGGCAGTATCCAAATCCCGAGGCATAGGTGGCTGAGGAGCATTTGGATTGCCAATAACGGGAGCTGCTGCAGCACGGATGGCTACATACTCGTCCACATTCCCAGACTGAACCTGACGGGCAGTATCACCTGCACCAAACATCACAAGGCCAGGAGACCCAATAGGGCCGCCGGCAGTTCCGAAGCTAGCGAGAAACTGAGCGGCTCTATCCCCAGCACTTGCTTTTTTTGATGCCATAATAAATCCTTTTTGAATAAAAAAGGGGCAGCGTTTGCTACCCCTTATTTTACATTTACTCTATTAACAGATCACTCCATCACCAGGAGTTTCTGGCGGAACACTTCGGGGTTCTGCTGAGCGGCGTTCAGATAGCGCCAAGCATTGGAGGGATCACGCTCGGCCAGAGAGCCGAAACTATTCCAGAAATCAATGGGGTTGCCCTGAGCCTGGGGCTGAGGGGGAACCGGCATCTCGGGGCGCTGAGGCGCCACTGGACGCTGGAATTGTTGACCGACAGCCTGAACCTGCTGAGGAGCGGCATAGCCAATCTCTTCATCGGGAATCGGATAAGGACCGTTCTCACCGAAGAACTCACAGGTGTAGTCGGCCAGCACGTCGGGATCGGTCAGGATGGTCTCATAAGCTTTGTGCTCATTCGACAGTTCCTGGAGCAGGTTGACGGCTTCGATCAGCTGGTTGTTGGTGGTGATCAGGGCGTCTTCCAGCTGGCAAGCATAGTTATTGAGGATCGCCGGAACATCAGGACCGAAATGATCAATAACTTCAAGACTTGCTTCGCTTACCCCGTTTGCTCGGAGCTGCTGGGGGCTGATTTCCTGAGAAGTTTGGGAAGAGGCGTTGGAGTAGGCCTGGTTGTTGCTGATCCCAGGCATAGAGGTCGGCATCCCCGCGTTGCTGTACTGGGGAGCCTGCTGGGAAGCGTAACTGGCCGGATCGACCTGAGGGCTCAGATTCGACTGTTGACCCTGGAAGGGGAATTGGACGGGCGAACTCAGGAGCCCCACCACCCGGTTGAACGCCTCCTTGTACGGATTCTCCGCTTGTTGGGGCGCCTGGGGTGCTTGGGGGTACGACGCTGTAGGGGCTAATGGGTACCCGTTCACCCCCATCTGGGCCTGCATTTGCGGGGCTGGGGCCGCCATTTGCTGGTAAGGCGCCACCCATTGGGAAGTCGTTGAAACCGCTGGCGCTTGAGCCGCCGTCTGCGCCACCGGTGCCCCGTAGCTGATCGGCTGGGTCGGGGATACTTGGGGTGCCGATTGGGTCGGCATTGCGGTATCGGCCTGCATAGGTTACCTCTTTTTGTAGGCTTTCGAGTGTTCGGTAAAGGAAGGGGGTGAGATCAAGTCTCGGGTCCGCAGCCATCGGTAAATTCGGTTGCTGCGGATGTGGTGTCCGCATTTCTAGATTTACGAGATCTATAAATGCGGAGTAGGCCCTCTGTACTTCCCCTACCATTCGGAATGGGAAACCGGAGAGCATGCCCGCGATTTCGTCATCCGTTTTTGAAGGGAATAAATACTTCAGTGCTTCAATGCTATCAACCCCTAATTCCTGTAGGTTTCGGGTAAAGATAGACTGGTTGAGTTTATCCTGGGCCGTATCCTCATAAACCGGACCCATCCAACGCCAGTCTACAGTCCGATCACCATCCGGCGCTAATCCAAGAACACCATCAGGAACTTCCTTGGTTTCAATAGCTTGATCAATGGCCTTCTGTAACTTTTTCTCGTAAGTAACCTTTTGTTTTTCATACTTTTGTCGAGCAGCTTCATCGCTCGGATCCTCTGGTGGTACTGGATATTTAATTCCCGACGCATAAGCTAGGGATTTACGGAAGATTTGTTCTTCCTGGAAAATCATTAATTCGAAGCACTTACAAACGCCATAGGTATACAGCATTAAGCACTTCTTCTTGGCAGTTGCGCTTACTCGTCCATATGCAGATTTAATTTCAGTCGCGGTGACGTTAGTAATACTAAGGTCGTCGATACCACCCAAAGCAAGCCGGATCTCACTACGAAGCTGTTCGGAGTACCGAGCCTGATCCGTGCTTACAGCATTTGGAGTAATAAAACCAACACGATCGGTTGGCTCCAGGTTGGCGATCACACGGGGTACGCGCATACCGCTACCAGGACGACCGATGTAGCCAGGAGGTTGCCTAGTTACGTTGTCTTGTTTATACGTAGAGCTAGAAAGGAAGAAGTCCGATTGAAAACCAGATTCGCTCGCAATACTCGGACGTTGCGCAACATCATTATCACCGCTCTCGACAATATCTTGCTTAGGGCGCGAGGATAACAGAGTAGGATTTCCGAAGAAAGATAGGTTGGCACGGATATTTTTAACCATCTCATCGTGGGCGATGATTTGGTTGGCCATCCAATCAAACTCTCCGCTACCTTCGGTACCAAAGGCATCAGGATTGTTGAAGACTTCCACGCATGGAATAAACTCCATCGTGTTGACTACAGTCTTCTTGTCGAAGATGCCGTACTCGAGAGACGGCATATCAAAACTGATTTCCTGCTCGCTATGAAATTCTTCAATCTCCGTTGCAGTGATACGGAGACGCATATAGCGCTTATCGGTATTCAGACCAACACCCTGGAAGCCTTTGCTGGATTTGACCTTATATGGATAAATGATAATGACCTCTTCCAGGTCACCCTCAGGCGAATAGAAGGCTCGATACGAATCCTTGTCGAACCAGTACAGTCGGTAAGTTTTTTTAGTTGGGCGAATATAGAACAGGCCCTTGCCGTAGGTTAAAAAGCGATCCCAGATTGAATCCAGTCGGGCGTCAAGCTTGTTGAACTTGATTACCTGTTGGATAAAATCAAACCGCTGAGTACCGAAATTATCTTGAGCCGGGTAAAACTCTACGCCCTGACGGATGCCGAACATCCGCATCTGCGACAGGTGGGCATTGACCAGCATGGTATCGGCATGACCAGTACCATCACGGGTAATAACTGCCTTGAGGATAGCGTCGAGTGCTGATTTAGGACTATCGCTCATGAGTTAGATGACTTCAAGATTATTCTTCAATATCGTAGCCAGCAGCAATGCGTTTGAGTGTAATTGTGTCATCCTCAACTTCAACGTCGAAACGTTCGTTCGGTTGAAGGGCCATATCGTGGCACAGTTCGTCGGGAAGAGGGATTACTGCGGAGCCGTAGGCGTCCTGCTCAAGCTCAATAGTGTAGTAGCTGGGGGACATTGGAAAAGGATTCTCCTAGTTTAGGTCCAAAATACTTTATCCCTATTTACTCCCAAATTTAAAATTCAAGCTCCAGTTTGCCTCGGGTCATTAGGCCGTTGCAAAGCCAAACAAGGGCGTCGACGCAGTCATCATGGGAGCTGACACCAAAATTGACGATCTCATCAGTGAGGGGGCCAAATCGCCGATACTTGTTAAAAATAATCTTCCGCTGCTCAAAAAGACCCATAATGCCCCGGAAGCGTGCCACCTTGTCCCCACGAAATCCTTTGATCGCGTGCCAGTTCATGTTGTACAGGCCGTGGTCGCCTAGACAGATTCGTTTGAAGTCCGCCTCCAGAGATGCTTGGTAAGCCACAGCTTCCGACCAGATATCAATGTTGCTGCCGGTTGGGAAATACCTATCGTTGTCTTTGTGGACAACACCCCATTCTTCCATCATCTCCATCAAGGCTTCCAATTTCTCTAAGTTCCCCATTATTCGGATTCGTTTGCAGTCGATAATGTGAATCTTTTGGCCTACTCGTCCGCCCATCACAAAGACGGTGTAGTCATTCTGTTCTCGAATTCCGGCGGACAGGTCAACACCAACGCCCAAGGAATCGAACTGGGTTCCGATCGTGCCTTTAACAATCAAGTCCGGGGACAGGGATAGCTCACTGGTTTGGACAATTTGATTCTGATACTGGAAGCTGAACGCAATTGGTGCCTGTCTTCGACGATCTTGTAGATACTCCAGGGACCAAAGGGCTGGCCAGTACGAGATTTCCTCACCCTCAGAATCTACAGTAATTGCTGATTGGACAATTTGAATCCAGTCATTAGCTGGAGTAAATGTCGAGTTGTGTATATCGTCATGCCGAAATCTGGTTCCCAAACAAATTGCTCGACCACCCTCAAACATGGTCGGCACAATAACTGAGTTCCAGTTATCCTCCATGGCGGCGCGAATATCTCTGTTTTTAATGTCATCGGCCGACTTGATCGCGTCATCGATGATACAAAGGTGAGAACGTTTAGAGGTCACGGCACCTTTGAGACCGGCACAGCAAACCGTGAATTCTTCCTCACCGGTTGATTTGATACCTGCAAACTTCCAATCAATACTCCAATACTCGTTGGAGTTGATCCCCTTGGCAATTTTTACAGTTGGAAAAATTTCAGAGTAAGTTTTACTCTCTTCAATGATTCGCTTGATGGCAGCACTCTTGGGGCGAGCAACATCTACCGTGTACGAAATATAAAGAATCTTGAGTGGTTTTTTGGCGAGAGCGTGAATACCAATCGCCCAAGCCGTAAACAAACCTAATACCGTGGATTTTGCTGAGCCGCGTGGCGCCAGAATATCTACGTTTGGGCCAGCAATGCCCACCAAACATTCGCTATCGTCACCTGTACATAGGTATTGATGCCACTCTTTGTGGTGAGCTGCTGGAGGCTTGTCACCCACCACCTCACAGAAATAACCAAAATCTTTACGTGCTCGATCTACATCAACGGTCGAAGAGTGTTTGACAACTCGTTTTTGAGCTGCAGCTCTAGCCGTGCGCCGATAGACGCTATAAAGATTCGTACCTGCCATGCCCGTAGCATAGCGTACTGATTTTTAAGATTCTTCCTGCAGAATCTTTGTCCAGACACCCATCGAGGCTTCTTGGAGTGGCCCTTCAATTGGATCGTCTCGGAAGATTGAAAGCATCTCACGAAGCGCTCGGTCCGCACCAGCGAGGATTAAACCCTGCTTATCGAGGAGAATTTTCTCGTCATTCAGTTGCTTGATCGCACCACGAAGCTCTTTTTGCATCATTGCAATCCGAGAGGTGCCCATATCCTGCTTCACCATCCCCATGTCGATAGCTTCACGCAGCTTGGCAATATCCTGCTGCATGGAGTCGATCTCCATTTCCAACAAACCGTTGAAGTCTCTTTTTCTGTACTCTTTTTTTGACCACTCATCGCAATCAACGATGCTACCTGTAAACCCGAGGAACCGGGAATACAGGTACATTTGGATCGGAGAGTTGGTCCGTTTGCAGAATGTAAGAAAGGATTCTCGGTCTTTATCAGTTAAACCTTGAATCCAGTCT